ATAAAAAACACAGGATCAAAAGTTCTTGTGGTTTTTAGAACGTTACCCGGTGAGTCAAATATGGCATTGGTAGTGCAAACATCTCCTTTGCCGGATCAATATCACAATGCAATCATTGATCTTGTAGATCAAGATGTTGCACAGGATGCATGGGAATTCGGCGAAATACTTTTTACTCGACCATTCCCCGACGGCCGCCCTATGTTACAGGCATTACAGGCGGATAATCGTTTGATAAAAGTGGCTACTGATACTATTATCATGACACCTACTCCAAATTCAGAGATTTCGCTGCATGAACTAAATTCGTTTATTGCAGAACAAAAAAATTGCGCAATAGATGACTTGTATACGTTTACTAAGGGTGCTCCTGTTAAGAAAGAAACTGTAAAAAAAGCTGAAGAACCTACTAGTGTAACTGCTTCAGCTAATGAAGTTCTTACTGATCGCGACATAGCTCGTAATTTTAGAAGTCAAGCAGATGCCATGTACAAAGAAGCAGCAAGACTACGGAAGCAAGCAGACGACTTAGATCCACCAGTAAAGAAAACGGCAAAGGCCAAAGAATCCGAAAGTGCCTAAACATTTATTTAGGCCGCCTATTCATTTGATCAAGGAATGGCCGGAAGTTTTTGAAGATATGTACATGAACACCATGCCAGTAGCATATTTAAAAAGCGTCCGGTTAGAATTTAACAATGGTAGGATATGGGAAATAGATATTCAAGAGCAACTTGGTAATACAACTAATGATATTGTTGCTGAAAAACTCTTGGATACATTTCAAGAATACAAAGAAGAAATTACCAAAGTAGATTTTATCATAGATATCCAACGGCTAAAACAAGATATAACTGACAAAACTAACAAACTGCTTTAGACGGTTTGTTATGGTAATTGTTTACAAGCGTTATAAAATTCCATAAGTTCTGGAAATGTATTTTTAAAGTTTGTGCCTCTACGACGATCGTGTTCATCGACAAATTTAACAAAGTCTTTTCTAAATTGTTCTTTTTCTGGGTATCCGTTTTTTATCTTAGATTCAAATACAGTAAGTACACGCTGTAATTTTTCTACCTCACTTATAAAAAATCCCATACGATCTTCTTCATTTTTATCGATGTTGTCTTTCATAAAATCAATCTGTACTTGTATCTTATTAATAAACTCCTCCGATAATAATCCCACAACTTGATGAGAAGGATAATTTAGATAGGGGATATCTATGTACACAGAATGATTGTTGTTAATCCGAGGACTACAATGTTTTCTTTTCAAGACTAAAATATCTTCTAAGAACTGTTGATAACTGATTACACTAAGTAAATTGTAAGTACTCATGATATGAATTTGTGAGTCTGGAACAGAGCTAAGATAACGATCGCAATTTGATAACCATTGTTTATAATCCATGCCGTAACGTATGTACTCGGCTTGAGCTCCATATGCCTCACAGCTGGTGTAAACCATTACGTTCTTAACAGATTTGGCTGTTTGTATTTTCTGAATTTTTTCAATAAACTCATCTATTAGCTTTTCTGGGACACATAGATTGCTGTTTATGCCTAGCTCTAGTTCCGGATTTGGATGTTCTATGATATAGTCTAATACTCTAAAGGTATGTTTGGTCATTAACGGTTCGCCACCGGTAATTCTAAATGTATGAAGGGTAGGATAAAGTTCAGGCCACCATTGCCAAAATGCTTCTACATACGGATTTAGATCACGCTCTAAAAAAGGCATTTTGTTCTGTGTCTTAATCCATTCTATATTGTTAAATTTTTGACTGGTAGGATATGCTCCAAACTTTTCAATTTCTTCCATCCATTTGCTACTGACATCTGGACTACAATAACTACATTTAAAATTACATACATTGCTGAAACTAATTTCTAAATAGCTTGGATTAACATGATTCAGTCCTTGTAGATCAGAAATCCTATCCTTACTCCACGGTTCATAACTCTTTAACACTCTATCACTGAGCACATCGCCACCATCTTCTACTTGCCAGCAATATTCACATTCGGTAGGACGTTTGCCGTTGAGCATATCTAAACGCTGTTCAATTTTAAAAGACGTGTTGTGTAACGCACTAGGACTGCGTTTGATTTCTTCTAAGGGTATTAGATGTGTTCTTGGATGATGACAACTATGAGTATGACCCGACCCTAAGTGTATGGTAACCTGACTCCACTTGGCTACACAATAGCTAGGGCTGATAGAGTCGAGAATTTCTTCTTTAAAATCTATTCTTTTTTGACGCCATTTCATATAATTATTTCACTTTTTTGTTTGTTGCTCATCGAATATTTTTTTAAGCCAATCAAAGTCGTTGATTTTTTTAAGTGCTTCTAGGTCGTTTTTGTTAAACTCTCCATACTCCTTGCCTGCGATGGCTCCGGCAATAGCGTCTGGCCCGAACGGTCGATCAATACCCAGTGTACACCATACATCGAGTCTATGCAATGTTTCTTCGCTTTTTTGTCTATCAATAATTTTACTAGACAATTTACAACATTCTCTAAACGCTGATTTCCAAGTGTTAAACGGATCAGTGTTAAATGCTGTGATGTTACTTATTATTGGCATTGCTTTGAAATGTCTACTAATGCTAGTAGTCATATCTGGCTTGCTAATATCCATATTAATTGTATCCAGTCTAGGAAAAAGTTTTACCCCACCATATCCGTATTCTAAATCGTTAATTGGATTTTGACTTCGCCACACATGTACACATTCTAGATCATATTTGCTAACAACATAATCAAAATTAAAAGTGTTAACAATTTCAGCATCTCCATCTACTACCCAAAACATACAGGTATTTGCTAGTTTAGCAGCAGCTATGTGAGCTTGATGTATCCCTTTGATCCCATGCACTCTTTTTGTTCTTGGAAATTTTGATTTTAAATTTATAAAATTAGCATCAGCTGTTGGCTCATTATAACTAATAAACACTATATCATAGGGGTCATTGTCCGTTGGTTTGCTGGCATTTATATCTATTTTTTTGTGATTTATATAAAATCTTTTTTCAAATTCTTTGCTACTTACACTTAAATGTTTTGAGAATAATGTTACACCATTATAGGAATTTCCATTTTTAAAAACATGAATATATTTTTCATCCCATTTTGGAACAATATAACTAAAATCAAAATCATCTGAAATATTTAAATCATCCCAAACTACCCAAAATAGTTTAGTAAATGCTTTGCTAGAAATATCTGTGAAACATTTTGTATTTTCAATTTTTTGAGATACTGGGAATCTTTTATTGAAAGATAACCATTTGGTATCATCGATGATGTTTTTGCTTACATAAAAAATATCGTAGATCATTTTAGATAGGTGTTTGTTAAATTTATTGTTTCGTTGTACAAGTCTAAGGTATACTTGCTTTGCTTGGAATCTAAATAAGGATAATCAAATCCCAATCCTACTTTAATTTTTTCCCCAAGTAATTTTATTTCTTCAATTAGTCCTTCTTGATTGGCCTCTTCGTACGGACGTCCATATTGATTCCAAATATCTTTAAGAATTTCAAAATCTCGCACATCCACATAATTCCAGTTGGTGCAATTTGCCAACCAAGTACCTAGTCTAGCTCCGTAGACAGCATATATACCATTTTCTTCATGCAGACCTACAGTTGACCACATACGCAGCCTATGTAAATTGTGCCACCATACTCGTCCTCGAATTTCATCCGGCGGAACTCGAACTCCGTCCAGCAAGGTCATTTTTACTCCTTCACGGAATCCTGCTCTCCAGGCCTGAAAAGGCGATCCTGTGATAACTGTTTCACTGTAGCATTCTTTAAATTGTTGATAACCATGCTCCCAACAAAAATCTACCTGACCACGATCACTGTCTGAGTTTTCATGCGTTTTCATATTTAGAATAAACTCTTTACGCCAAATTTTAAGTCCGCCATTACCATATCTTAATCCATTGAGTTTATTACGTGCTAGCCAGCTGACTACTTGTAAATTTGTTTGGTCGGAATCAAACTCTGTGTTAAAAAATTTTGTGTCAACAATGTTGTCTGCATCTACAGTAACAACCCAATCTGTTTCTGATTGTCTGGCAGCTTCTTTGTGTGCTTCGTCGCTGCCTTTGACACCGTGAACACGCTTGGCCCACGGGGCTTTATTGCAGAGGTCTGCATAATGTAGATCTGCATTGGGTTCATCGTAGCTTAAAAATACAATATCTAGTTCTATGGTTTTCATATTTTTTCAAAAACATAATTTTTTAATATTCTTCTTGTAAAAATACTAAATCGTTTATGGGCACCGGTGTAGATAAATTCTTTAGAACTCTGTTCTAGATCTTTTAGTTGAAAAGTTATTGTCTGGTAAAGATTATGTGGATCATTATAGGCGGTGATAAAAAACTGCATTTCAGTGCTTCCGTCCCATTGTATCTTTCTAGTTTTAATTGGTAAAACAAAAATTATTTTATTTTCTAATTCGTTGTATTGAATAGTAATGTCATTTTTTTGAGTGGGAGCATATTTTCTATCAATTACTCTATGCAGTACATCGTCAATTTTGACAAGACTGTGCTTGGTGACAATTTCAACTGTTTCAGAATCTATATCTACAAAACAAAAACTCATTTGAATTATTCCGTTATGTATGTCTTCTGCTAGATCTCTATCAATTTTTATTTTATATTGTTTATCATGAGCGGCAAAATCGGGATAAATTCCAATGACTTCGCCAGTAGTAGGTTCAAAAATTGCCCAGTATTCTATTTGTGGCACAGTATATTGCTGTAACCAACTGTCAAAATCAATTATTTCTTCCATAATATTTCCTCTAGAATGCTGATGATTTCGTCAGTTACGTAATTTTTTTCGTTGTAATGAACAATATCTTGTTGCTGATAATTTCCAATTTTTAATTTGCCTTGTAGATCAAAATAAAATCCAACATGATCAGAGACTTTGTCAGCAGGCCAAGGCCAATTTTGTATCATTGGTTTTAAATGTACTACTCTAGGAAATTCTAAATCATAGCTAATATTATCTTGAATGTCTAAAATTTTTGTAGCTAAACTAAATGCTTCGTCAGTACCTAATACCTTTGGAAGATAATTTCCTAAGAATAGATTTTTAAATTCATTGGGATTTTTTAAAATATGTCTACCTAATGAAAAGAATTCTTCGGATAGTTTAGAATCTTTTTTAAAGAATGTGTAAAAAGAATATAAATTGGGGAGATCGTTATGTTCAAATGTTTTTCTATAATATGAATCTTTTACAGTCTCTCCGCGATAGGTATATGCCTTGTTGGGAATATATAATTCAGAGTTCTCGATAAAGTATCTAACCCAATGACTGTAGTCTCTAAAAAACAACATGTCTGCATCTAAGCATATGGTGTGATCCCAAGGGCTTAGTTTATCCATCCAACTTCGGCCATCCCAAAAAGTTTCTTGATTCCATTCAATAATTTCGTTAAACACCCAAGGACTGTTTAGTTTTTCAACGTCTTCAATATTATCGGTTATTAATGCTACTTTGTTAAATCCTTTTGGTTGAGTATTTTTAATGCTCAGTGCTAGAGCATAAGCTAATTTTAAATAGTCAACTGAATCGTTTTTAGAAACTACAATGAGGTATCCAAAAGTCATAGTATCTCCAATAATTCTTTTGCATTTCTGATTATGCTTTGTTTATTCATTACATGAACATCCAAATCTTTAATAGATGCAATGACCACGTGGTCTTCACTCATACTGTCATTTAGGTAAACACGCAATTGATTGTTACTAACAGAATGAATTAGATCTTTATCTAACAGTGTTAATATTGGAGGAAGGTTTTCAGCTCCTGTGTCGAATCCATTAAGCATATGTTTTGCTATGCTAAAAGCAATATCATTTCTATATTGTTTAGAATTAAATCTAAACAAATCTGCAAAATAATTATAATTTGTACGAATAACGTCTACTAGATCAAAAAATATTTTAGATTCATTGTTTTTTGTAAACATCACTGTGGTTGCCCAGTATAACGGAATTCCGGTTTCAGAAACCCAAGAATCCAAAATACCTTTTCTATCTCCTCTAACATCTTGCATAGATG